CTATTGTTTTTTTTTAGACTCACCTGAACCTATAAAATTAATAGTTAAATCCCCAGTATCTCCATTCCAAAGGATATCTTCTATTAGAGCATTGGATATCTCTTTAATTTCATCATTGGTTAAACTATCTATCATAGAGCATTTATTTAATAGCATTCTTATTAGGTCTAAATTAAGCTCATCTTCATTCTCTTTAAGCTCATCAGCAGTTAAAGAATCAATTTCTTGTTTAATTTTCTCATTTTCTTCTTTAAGAGCTTTAATTTTTTTCAAAAGCAAATCCTGGATAGAATCATCAAGAGCAAACTTATCTAAAAGCTTATCAATTTTACTTTCATTTTCTTTAAGTTTATTATTTAAACTTGTTTTTTTATCTTCAAAATTAGTATCTTTAGATGCTTTTTTAATATTTTGAGATAGTGTTTTTAATAGATTCTCTTTATTTTTAGAAAAATCCTTTAGAGCTTCCTTAACTACACCATCTATTTCATTAGCACTTGCATTTTTACAATCACATCTTACATTTTTACTCCAATATCTAAGGGTACAACGGTAATAGTATAATCTCTTACCAGTTTCTTTACTCACATGGCCATAAGTAACTTGCATTTTACTTCCACATTTAGCACATTTTAATTTGCCAGAGAACAAAGCTGTATGGCTCTTGTCTGCATTAGGAAATTTATCTTTATTTTCTTTCCTTATTTTCTGAACCTTAAGCCAGTCATCAGGCTCTATTATTCCATCATGCTTACTAACAGCAGCAATCCATTCAGTTTTATCTCTGAAAAGCCTTTTTATTTCTCCAGAATCTCCATATACAGTTTTCTGTTTGTTATAAGTCAATAATCCACTAATATTATTAACTTTTCCACAAACAGTTATGCCAAGGCTTTCTAAATAGTGGATAACTTTTTCATTAGCTTTAACATAAGCTGTATTTGTTAATATTGTTCTTAAATTACTTTTATTAAAGTTGCATCCACGTTTAGTTGTCATGTTATTTTGTAAGGTCCAAGTCTCTACAGCACTTAAAGACTTTAGTTCAAGATATTTATTATAAATTGTTTTTACAATTTCAAGTTCTTCAGGGACTGGCACAAGCTTCATTAACTTTCTTTCTTTCATATTTTCATCCAAACATTTAATTTGTTCAGCTCTAAATCCAACTGGAGCTACACCACCAAGCCATCTACCTGTTTTAGCAAGTTCTGTCATGTTATCTCTTATACGTTCTGCAATAGTTTCTCTTTCAAGTTGTGCAAATACTGAAGATATATATATCATAGCTCTTCCCATTGGAGAGGTAGTATCAAACTGTTCTTTTATACTTACAAAGTCTATATCATGTTTTTGTAGGGTTTCAAGGGTTCCAGAAAAATCTGCTACATTTCTACTTATTCTATCAAGTCTATAGCAAATAAGGATATTGAATTTATTAGCTTTAGCATCACTAATAAGCCTTTGAAATTCAGGTCTATTAGTGTTTCCTCCAGAAAATCCTTCATCTTCATAAACTAAAAAATCAGTTATATTTTTATCTGATAAATGAGTCTTAGCATATTCCTTACACATTTCTATTTGATTATCGATAGATTCTCCAATGCCCGTAAATTTAGATTTTCTACTATAAATAGCAGCTATCATACTTATCACCTCTATATATGTGTTTATTTTAAGCGTTTTTCTTTTTTTCGCTTTGCTCTTCTGAAACTGATAATATTTGTTCCTTTTGTTCAGCTTCAAGTTCTCGTCTATAATTCTCAAGTTCTTCATCAATTGGATTAGAATATTTTTTAAATGTATATTTCTGCTTAACATATAACTTTATGTCTGTTAAGAGCTTTTCAAAACATAATTCTATATATTCTCTATCTTCATCATCAAGTTTAGCATTTGATACTTTCATAGGGTTATTTTTCCTACTAAGTAATGTTATTAATTTTTTGATTTGTTTCTCTATATCAAACAAGTCATCACTATCTGAGACAGCATAAAATGGAATATTGAAAAATTTACTTAATCTTTCCAAAAAAATATTGCTTGGAGTTCTCAAACCTTTTTCAAAATCTTCAATAATTTCTGAGTCTATATCAACAAAATCATCATAAGATTGCTTTAATCTTTCTGCCAAGTTTTGAGTACTAAGTCCCATTTTTTCCCTTAAAAAAGTCAATTTGAAAGGAAAATAACTATCAACAGATGTATCACCATTTTTTGTAAAGAAACATAAATCTGAAATTAAGTTTTTTTCTTTATAAATAAAATCAACATTAGAAACATCTTTGAGGGCATTCATTTCATCAATAGTATCTTTATTATTATCAAGTCCTAATATATAGTCAGAAGATTTATCAAATATTTTGACTAATTTTTTTATATTATCATCAGTAAGAGGAATCCTTCCACTTTCATATTTAGAAATTGCTGCACGTTTAACATTAAGTTTTTCTCCAAGTTCTTCTTGTGTCCAGCCTTTTTCAATTC